TCCTCTCGCCGTCGTCCGTGGTGGCGGGGGGGGGGGAGGTGGGAGGGGGGGGAGGAAAGGTCGCTTTTAGAGCTTTCCTCCCTCTGATACTCTGTATCTTTATGTGCCCCAATTACCACCTGTTTTTCCACGCACCTGTGAGTGGTTTTATGGGGGTTATTTGGTGCAGGGTGAGTGGTTAGAACAACGCACCTCTCATCGTTTGGATCAAGCCAATAGAAAGTACGCTTGGGCGTTTTGCCTTTTTGACTCTCAACGATGTTGAAGATGTACTCTCTTTCACAGAAGCTAAAAAAGGCTCTTGCTGTGTTCTCTGATACATTGCACTCTTTAGCTAGTTGTCTGTAGCCAACCTGGAATGAAGGACCAGTCTTGTACTCCCTCATACGAGAGAAGCAGTAGAGCAACATTTTTGTTCTACCGCTTCTTGATTTCCCCGTAAAAGTTGAGATTATGTCTGCTAGATGGCACGCAGCTGTTGTGTCCAGCTTTGCCCATCCAAGTCCGTCTGTGTAGTCAGCCACGTGCCACCTCCTTTTCTACCTCATGGCTTCTAGAACGGAATATCAGCGTCTGCAAGCTCAATGGCAGGTGCAGGAGCGTCAATGACTGCATTAGCTGCGTTTGCGCGTGCTTCTGCGACTCCGTCTCCCTCGAATGGCTCTGCGAACTTTGCATCAAAGTTGCCCTCTGCAGCGTCTTTGCCTGGGATGAATGCGTTGACATCAACGGCTGTCTTAACCTTGCCCTCACTGTTGACATAGGAGCGATGACGGATGACAACGCCCAAGAGCTTGCCAACGAGTGTCTGCTCTGCTCCGTCCTTGTCCTCATAGACAAACGCCTTGGCACCCTTGCCCTGGGCAGTGTTCTCAACTGCTTCTGTGAGTGCCTTGTAGCGCTGCTTGCCAAAGTTAGTGGTGCCTGTGAAGTAGATACGGAAAGAGTGCTTCCAGTCGTTTGTGGTATCGGCAAGATCCTGTGCAAAGAGAAATGACTTAGTTTCTGCGTTCCAGATGTCGTAGACAAACTCAAGGTATGGCTTCTTCTCGTCTGTGTGGTCCTTAACACGTACAATTTTTGCAACATATCCGCCTGGCTCAAGCATGGAAGAGCCACCGCCGTTAGATGCAACTACCTTGTCAAAGTTACCGAATGCCTTCATGATTTTCTCCTTAGAAAAATAGTGAATTAAATAAATAGGGAATTAAGCGATTGGCTTCATATCCCAATAGCTACGAATGGTGCTATCAACCTCTTTGAGGTCATTGTCAATTACAAGCTCATCGAACATTCCCATTGGGGATTTGGCGGGCGTTGAGCCGTCAGTCTGTGTGATGAAGTGATAGCCTGTGTCGTCACGCTCAGTGATAAGCACGATTGGAAACATTCCCTCAATGCACAGTTGATTGTCGAGCATTTTACCAATGGTCTTAGGCTTCAATCTCCCTGCATCGTCATAGTCAGGGTGCATAAAGAAGTAAACGATTGTGTCATCGTTTGTGTTATTGGCTGCTTCCAAGAGTTGCTCGAAGTCAACTGCCATTGATGTGAACTTGTCATATCCCTTCTCGTTTGCCTTGGCAAAGCTTTGGAACGCCATGAGGTAGTTTGCATCATCGACTACATATGCCTTGAGCTTGTTAGCCTTAAGCGATTGCTTCATTTGAGCATAGGTTGGATGGTCTACTTTGCTCATCTTTCCCCGGAAGGGAAGTGGTTTCCCTGCCACGTTGAAAATGCCAATCTCGTCAGGCTTGAAGTTTCTGAGACTTGTTGACTTACCTGTGCCAGAGTGTCCGAGCACAAGAACTGATACTCCCATGATCTACTCCTTTTTTAAAACTTGTATTCTTTCTCCGGATGACCTGCTTCGTGGTATTTGCCATGAAGTCCGTTAGCTCTCACGCACTCCATGAACGCTGGCATACGTGACTCATAGACGCAGACATATTCGTGGTAGAACTCAACGTATTCTGTGCCAGGAGCCGTTGTGTGCTTCATGGTTGGCTTCCTTTGATAGAAGTCCCATGCGGTCGAGTGGACCGCATGGAATTGAGCTGGTGTGTACGTGTAAAGACCAAAGCAGACCGAGTCAAAGTCAATGCGCCAGATTCTTATAAGACGCACATCTTCTGCGTTGGGCTCAACGTACTTACTTGGCTCTAGCTGCTTCATCTTGCTCAGCTTCTCTGTCGAGAATAAAGCCTATATTTGCTTCTGCGCTAGTTTGGTAATACCTGGAAGTATGGTTGCAGTAAGGACATCTAAGACGCCAGCCATGCTCATCGTGCTCAAGTTCAAAGGCTGTGTCTCCCCAACCTTCATTGAGACATTTAGGACAACCCATTAGTTATCACCTTCTTCAGGATCTGTTGCATCAATTACGATTGATGACTCGTCGTCTTCGCCTTCATGTGCGTTGTAAAACTTGTGAGCTTCTTCTATTGCTCTCTCACTGCCTAGATCATCGGCAATCTGAATAATTGACTTGATACCTTGGCAAAATCCAGCGTGTCTATACCTTGCTGCGATTGTTGCAAGAAACTCAACATTGAATGCAGATATTCCGATTTCTTCAGAAGCCATTACTTCTCCTTCCTGACAAACCTGCTTGTGAGGATGAATGTGAGCGCAACCGTTCCAACTCCAGCTGCAACTGCAATAACCGCGTCATCTCCTGTTGCTGGCAAAACTGCTTTCTTAGCCTTCTTTACTTTCTTTGATGGCTTTGTTGGCTCAGGCTTAGGCTCTGGCTCTGGGTCTGCGTCCTGTGGAGTAGGCTGTGGCTGTGGTCCTGGATTAGGATCTGGGGTTGGTGGTGTCTCTGGCTCAGTTGGCTGTGGACGATTGTCACCATTGCCGTTTCCGCCAGAATCAGCTGCAACGTAAGTCCAGACACTAGAAGCTTGCTTCTCAGCTGAGTAGAGCGTGATGGAGTTCTTAATGCGTGGATTCTTTGTGGTGCGGTAGATGAGGAAGTACTGCTCACCATTAGCCATTGCGTTGTGCAGATTCAGAGTGAATGTAGAGCCGTTAATGGTTGGCTCGTCAATTTGCACTGGATTCCAGCCATACGAGTCATCGATTGCGCCATACTCGTCCATGTGGACGCGGTAGAGCTTGAAAGAGCCAGGTACGTAAGAGCCAGCTTCAATGCTGTCTTCCAGGATGACATTGGTAAGGTTCATCTGGTTGACGTTCAGACGCACCTTCCACTCGATTGTGTCCGCGTCTGTGTCAGCTACGCCCCACTTGGCAATGACCTCGCCTGTGAGGACGTTTGGACGCTCTGTGTGAACTGTGAAGCTTGCAACTTGACCAGTTGAGGTCTGAACGATACGCAACTCTTCATGGTCTAGTCCGTTATCTTCGCCAATCCACGTTGCAAGCCAGATTGAACCCTTGACGTTGTCTTTGCCCTCAACGTAGTTTGTAAAGGTTACGTGACATGTCTGAGTGAGTGGGTTAACCTCAGCAACTGCGCAAACCTCACCATCTGGCGTGTATAGGTTGAAGCTTGTTGCTGCGTCATCTGGGAAGCGCAGGAAAGTGGGAAGCTCAATGTCGAATGAATCGCCGTTGTGGAGCTCTTGCCCTGTGGCATCCCAGTTGATATTCATGTAGAACTGAGAGTGCAAGCCAACTGAGTTGACTGGTTGCTTCTCTAGATTGGTTACTTGGAAGCTTGTAAGCTGTACTGGTACTGTCTGAGCTTGTGCGAGTGCCGGAACACATACCAGCACTGCAAAGACAGCAACAGCCAGCCATTGAAGAATTTTCTTCATGGTTGAACCTTTCTATTTGGTTGTGAAAATAGGGAATTAAATAAATACTTATTTATTGCAGTAAATCGTGACTTCCTGCAATGAATGCTGTGAGCGTCTCGAGCGTCATTGTGACGTAGGTCTCACCAAATGACTTCTCGCCTGTGCCTTTGCGCTTATGCACTACGAGTCCGAACTCTGCGTCAGCGTTGCCACGTTCAACCTCTGCTTCTTTGAGCCACTTTGGTAGCTCCATACGTGTGCAGTTCTTGCACTCAACGACTATCGGAAGACCTCGGAAGAACACTCCTGCGATATCTCCTCTGTCGTGAATGCCAGCTGTTGTTCTGCGCTCAATGCTAGCTCCAAGACGTGAGCTAAGGTACTCTGCGACTTGACGCTCAAACGCTGTGCCTTTCTGCTTTTGTTTGCTCAATCCTGCACCACCTCTGAGTCGCTGGCTTCGATTTCTTTCTTAAAATCTGCCTTGAACTTGTCGAACAGCTGATTAGTCAACACCGTGCCCTCGTCAACTCTATCCCATACATTTCCGTTCGGACCCATGTCTCCGCCGTGCACGATGAGGTCGTAGGCGAAACGGTCTACAACGTCACCGTCCTTGAGCGATTCAACCCATGCAACCCACGCAGGATCTGGCTCGTACATCGGTTCAATCAGGTCGGCTAGACGCTCAAACATATCGCTATAATCGTGATGCTCGATGTTTGAGAAAATCTCATCTTCCAGCAAGTCTCTGAACTGCTCGGCATATTGCACACTACGACCTGAATAATCTGCGAGATTGCGCAAATTCTCTGCTATATCTCTGCGGTCTTGATATGTAACCCTACTCATTGTTATCACCTAGACGCTCTAAGTCGTTAGCGATATGAACCAATTCACGCGAAGTATACGGTGACATTTCGCTATGGTCATTTCTTAATACATCTCTAATACGTTGAGCAAGTGATTTGGCTGTTACAGGCTGTTTGTGGGTGAACGATATGGGAGAAGAATAAGTACCAACGCTCAATTCCCCATCCCTGGCTAAAACTAGCCATTTGGCGTCACCATCGAAAACGATTTGATAAACTTCATGCCTTAGACCATCCTCGCCATACACCACATCGCCAACTCGGATAACCTCACCGTCTTTATCTAGCGGTAACTCAACCATGTTTGACGTGTCGCAGAGGTCGATAATACGGGCTAGAAGTTTCTTCATATCTTCCTCGTATGTTGTATTACAATATGAGCGATGACCTAAAAGAACCTCGTACAAAGAACCGCACACCGCGACACATTCGTTTGCTCTCTCAGCGATTGCTACACGCTCTTCTTTAGTTAGCATTGCTGCTCCACTCTAATATTTGTGCACATGTAAAATTTATCTGCGTCGAAATATGGCATTGAGGTAATCGCTGCCTTGCTCTCGTCGCTTAGGCTCTCCCACCACGCTTGACGGTCGGCTTTTTCGAGATACAAGAACCCGCCGGTAGTCTCATGCTCCGGGTGTGCCGCCTTTTCGTCGTCTGTCATATACTCGCTATATTTCCAGGTAAGACAGTCTGACGGTATATGGCAGAGCAAGTCATAAGCTCGCGACAACTTGAAGTCACTAAAAGTAATGTCCGTTTGGTGGTCAAAAAGACGAACTGTAGGTTCGGTCGTGTTGCAGTAGCCGGAGTTCCAGTCGCCGGAGTTCCAGTCGCCGGAGTTCCAGTTGCCGGAGTTGCGGTTGCCGGAGTTCCAGTTGCCGGAGTTGCGGTTGCCGGAGTTCCAGTTGCCGGAGTTCCAGTTGCCGGAGTTCCAGTAGCC